TGTAATCCGTGCTGAAGCTAACTTCTATGACTATAAGTTTAAGCCGTTTGTTGCCGCGCCCAATTATGTGCGAGACGGGGAGTTCTATGGAATTCCAGAACTTATTGCTGTTCGTTCACTAATCAAAGAGGCTAATGCGCTGCGTAATGCCCGCCTTGATAATGTGAACATCTCGGTTAACCCCATGTGGCTCGCTGACCGGGCTGCGGGAATTAACAGCCGAGCTATCTATTCTAGACCTAACGGAATTATCTGGACGAACGACATTAATGGTATTAAGCCCGTTCAGATGCCTGATCCGTCGATTGGTTCTGCTGCTGAATTGCAACAAATCGGAGCTGACATTCAGCAAGCTACAGCCCTGGTTTCAGGAGCACCTGCTCTGCAACAGCTTGGGAAAACCTTTGGCCGCTCTGCCACTGGCGTACAGTATTTGCAACAGGCATCATCCTCGCGTTTGGGCTTGAAAGCAAAGCTTCTAGCTACCTATTTCTTTCGCAAACTTGGCTGGATTATGCTTATGACCAACCGCCAGTTTGTCACGGATGATCAGTGGGTGAGGGTTTCAGATCCGAACTCGCCAAACCCATTTACCCAACTTCCGGCAGACGCCTTCTTCCGAAAGTATGACTTCATGGTGAAGACAGACTTGGAGCTGGGCGGACCAGAGGCGCAGTTTCAAAAGATGCAAACTGTGGCACAGATTGTTCAGGCGGCAGAACAGTCACAACCTGGCACTGTTCGGTTCGATGTCTTGCTAGAAGCCATGCTACGGCCCATTGTAGGGCGCCAGGTTAAACGCTTTGTACGGGATGAGAACGAACGCATGGCTTTGCAACAGCGAGGTCTTGCAGCTCAGCAGAGCGTAAATGCCCAGTTTGGCCAGAATGCTCCTCAGCCGAATGCTGAGGAAGCAGGCCCTAACTTCTTCGAGGGAGCCTAATATGCTGTATGAACATGATGATGTTGAGTTGCCTAGGCTTTATGACCCCGATACTGGCAAAGATGAGTTGTCAGAACTTCAGGGTAAAGACGGTTACACTCAAGCCATTGAAGATGGCGAGATAATGGCATCACTCCAGAAGCACGCGGGTTGGAAGATGATACAGGCGTGGCTGCAAACAGCCACTATTCAGTATAGCGAAGCGCTTCTTTATGAACAGGATTTAGAAAAAATGCGAAGGTTGCAAGAAGCGGTTAAGTGTTACCGCAGCGTTAGCACCTTTGCCGAGTATAAGATTCAGGAAGCCGATTTTGCGCAAAAGCAACTTGCGGCTTTCAATGACAGTTTGAAACGGGATAAACCGGCTAGAGGCAATATAAGCTTCTAAACGCGTCCCCTAAGGAGAACACATGGCGGATAACGCGACAAACGCGCCCGACAAAGGACAAGGCCCAGAAGCTGATCTATCTTCTGGTGAACCTAAGAAGCAAGCAATCCCTGAGAAATTCAAGGGTAAGTCTCTAGAAGAAGTTCTAGAAGCCTACACCAACCTTGAATCTCACGCGGGAAAGCTAGCTTCCGAGAAAGATCATGCTACTAAAGAGAAGGATGAGTGGGCTACTCGGTATTCACGTCTAGAAGCCGACAGATACACGCATGCTTCACAACAGCCGCAAGCTCCGGCTGAATTGGACCCGATAAGTTACCTAGAAGAACACTTTGAGGAAGACCCTAAAAAGGCCATCCGTGAAGCTCTTCGACGGCAGCGCGATGAGAGTCAGAGACAGACAAATGCCATGCTTATGCAAACACAAGCGCAGCAGGCGTCTGACTTTTATTATTCTCAAAAGAAGGAGAATCCAGACTTCACACGAAGAGAGCCTCTCATGCAGCAACTTGTTCGTGAGTATGGCGACATTATTCGTCCCGAGATGTTAAATAGTCCTAAGGTGTTAAAAGCCTTGGATATCATGTCTCGTGGCTCTGATGTTGGCTACTATGAGCAGGAGGCTGTCAAGCGCGCACAGAAGAATAGTTCTTCTATGCAAGAGGAAAAACGGCGATCTCAAACAGAGTCTTCCAACACTGCCGGGGAACAAACAAAGGAATTTTCTAGTTTGTCTCTTGCAGAGCAAAAGAAACTGCTTGGTGTTGCCGATGATTAAAGAGTGTAAATAGCAATGGCTACGTCTACTACGTCTACCAATGCTGCTAACCTCCACGTCTACTATGAGAAGAAACTTCTCAGTACGCTTGAACCTCGTCTTGTCCTTTTCAATCTCGGCAAAAAGCAGAGACTGCCTAAGGGCAATGGCAAGCAAGTCAAGTGGCTCCGGTATTCGCGGATTGAGAGCAGCCTTACCCCGCTGACGGAAGGCACCGCGCCTTCCGAGATCAGCTTCACTACGGCGAACGTCACCGCTGACGTTCAGCAATTCGGACAATTCGTTAAGATTTCCGATATGCTTTCCGATACGGCGATTGATCCCGTTCTTGAGAACGTGATGGAACGCTTGGGTCGGGCTGCGGCCACCACGATTGAAGACCTCATCGTGGCGGAACTGGACGCGCAAGCGGCCATTCAACGTGTTAATAACCGCGCTAACGATGATGCGATTGTCGCTGGCGATGTTCTTAACCACAAGGAGCTGATCGAAGCTATGATCTCTCAGAAGGCCGATTTTATCGGCCCGCACGAGAGTGGTAGCTACGTTGCGGTTATCCATCCGAGCAATCAGTTCGACTTGCTTGTGGATACGCAAACCGGCAGCTGGCTGGACATCAATAAGTTCGTGAGCCCCGCTCAGGAAAAGTTGATGAACGGCGAGTTCGGACGCCTTTATGGCGCCCGTTTGCTGGTGTCGGATCGCATGACTGATGCGGACAACGCGGGTGCTCCGGTTGTTAATGTCAAGAAGAACTACATGATTGGCGAAGAAGCCTTTGGTGTGGTGGAACTTGATGGCCGTTCGCTTGAGATGATCATGAAGGATCACAAGAGTGGCGGCGTTAGCAATCCGTTGAACCAGTTCGCAACGACGGGATATAAAATCCACGGTTTCAAGGCGAAATACCTTGATTCTTCGTCTAAGCGTGCTATCCAGATTAGAGCGGCTTCGGCTCTCTAACCTTTAAGGGGACTGGGTGGGGGAAACCTCGCCCCTCCCCGAAAGTTTTGACGCCGGGGAAGAGGGTGGGGGACGCGCTCTCTTCCCTGGGTCACTGATTTATTTATGCTCATTTCAGACTTCGCTCGAAAGCTTAAGAAGTGCAATAGTCGGCTATATGTTCGAGGGTCTGGGGTGTATCTTGAGGATACCCGCCGAGTTAAAAGTCGCGCGGATATGTCTAAGGCATCGCTTGAGCAACGTAAAGCCCTTGATGATGATCGGGATCAGTTTGTTTGTGGTGTTCCTGCTCCCTTTGTTCCCGAGCATGATCAATTTCCTCAGGATAGCTTATTGAAAGCGCTGCCGGGTTGGCGGTCTATCCTAGTAAGGCTAGTTCAGCGTAATCTAGTTTCGTTGTCTAATGCAAGACGGTATTTCTCAGCTTCACTCGGTGAGGCCGATTATGATCGGCTTCCATATGAGACTAAGAAGCGATTAGCACAGAGGTCAAATGCCTTCATCTAGTTCAGGTTTTTCCGCGCAAGAAATCATTGATCGGGTTGTATCCTATATTGGCAACAACTCAGAGGATTTCCAAGAGTATGTGCAGAATGCTCTGCCCTTGGCTGAATTTCGCTGGTGCAAAGCTCATGACTGGAGCTTTTTGCGTAAGGTGGGCTTGCCCCTTCCCGTGGTGAATGGCACTGCTGAGTATACTTTGGATAGCGGTTCCATTGGGTTTTACATGTCCGCTGAGGATGTAGAAACGATCTATAGTCCTACCGGGAGTACCGTACTAAAGCGTGTGGACCTAGGGCAGATTCGTCGGGCCGATCCTGAGGGGGATGATGGTTCCACTTCCACTCACCCACAAGCGTTTGCTCCAGCTGGCGATAACCGGATTATTATCTGGCCTCCAGGCTTTCAAGCCCAGACACTGAAAGTGGATGGGAAGATTAGCCCTACGCCGCTGCTTACACTCTCAAACTACCCAACGGTACCCTTTCGATACCAGGACTCATTTATCGAGTATGTGAATGCGTTGGCCTTGGATCGTGAGAATGATGACCGAGCTGGGCAGAAGAGACTTGAAGTGCTGGCACTGATTCAGCAGGATATTCGGGATGATTTGCGGCAACTGAGTAACACTGATCTACCTCGCATTAAACACTGGCGGGAATACCAATTCGACGGAGCAGGAGCTAATTTAGAAGCCCTCCTCTTCGGCCTTATCGGGGGGGACTACTAACTAGATGGCACGACTTGCCTTCAACGAGGAGTTAGAGTACTCAGATGCCGCTGGCCTCGACACCACGAGTCCGTTGCCCCTGATGAGGCCCGGCTATATCCGTGAGGCAAAGAATTGTAATCTCTTCACTTCGGGCGGGTATGAGAAGCGTGATGGGTATATTACGACGCTCTCCACTCCGCTTGCTGGCTACTCATTCACTGCCGGTATACAGTTCAAAACTTCTTCAGGGATTGATCGAGAGATTGCTTTTGGTACAACGGGAGCACTAGGAAAGCTGATTAGAGTAAGTGCTGGCTCCACTGTGGACATCCAAACGGGACTCTCTGCAACAGATAGACCGTCCCTTGTTCAGATGGATAACCGGCTCTTCTTCTATAATGGGGATTCAGCAGGACCGTCCCCCTTTCTTTATGATGGAACGGGAACGCGGCAGGTGGGAGTTACGGCTCCGGTAACAGCACCAACAGGCGTAAGCAACACTAATGGTTCTCTCGTAGTGGGAGGACTTTACCAAGCTGTTTATACCTATTATAATAGCACCACGGGCGCTGAAAGCAGCCCGTCTCCAGTGAGTGCTAGTGTCACTATATTAGCTGACCCTAATGACGGCATTACGTGGACCGTGAGCGCGGGCAGCGCGAGCACTGCCGATACGATTAGACTTTATCGCACGGTTGCTAATGGCAACCGGCTCTTCTTGGATAATACAGCTGGCATTGCTGCTACATCGGTTACATCGACGCAAGCTGATGCAGATCTGGAAGCTACTGAAGTGGAATTTGACAACTCTCGCATCACTGACTTTACTGATGAGTCCAACTTTCCCATCATAGCACAGAACCGGGTTTTTGTTAAGAGTGGAACAAATGAGATCCGCTACTCGAAGATCGGCCAGTCTGGCCCAATGCCTGAAAGCTTTGAAGTGAAGGCAGTGGTGAATACCGAGGGTACTCACGGTGCCGCCGATGACATCGTGGGACAGGGCAAGGTAAGGGATATTCCAGTCGTTCTAAAAGAACGGTCAGTTGGTATCTTGGAGCCCGTTGGTATTGGCGATAACACTAGCTCCGTAGATAACATAGTTTATCTCTATCGAGAACTCGACAGCAACGTTGGGGCAGTGGCACACCAAGGAGGAGATCAGGTTGGGGATTTCTATGTATTTCTTGGTCGGGATAATGTTTATGGCATAGATGGTGCGCGTGTAGTGGCCCTTGCAGATACAATCTCAGCCACTATTAGGAACTTTGGTTTTCAACCCAGTCAGCGCCCATACGTAAGTGCCAAGAATGATCGGGACAACTCTCGCATCTATTTTGCGGTGTATCAATCCGAGCTATCTACTGACCCAGATTTGGTCCTTGTCGGGGACTATCAAAAGTACCCGATGTTCCGATGGACTACATATGAGA